CGTTTACATATTCAGCAAGGTTGGCATTAAAGTCGTCTTCGGATTCCTCCTCAGGCTCCAAGATTACTTCTAATCCATCAATCCCGATCTTTACGGACTCTGGATTCTCAATCTCAATCTCAATTGGGGTTTCGTTTTCTGCTGCTTCGTCGATTCCAATTGGTGCCTGATACAGCGCTTTATCTATTGCCATAGTTTATCCTTAGTAGTAACCTGAGTTACGTCTGCTTTTAAATTGCTTTATTTCATCAGGCTCATCAGTATCTAATCTGAGAAACCCGCCCTGCCTAAATCGTATTAACGCCTGTGTACTAGAGTCCACTAAGTCATCGTGGTCTGAATTAGGAAAGGATGCCATCTCTTCTATAACCTCATCAGCCCATCTTCTTGGTGGTGCCCATACCTTGCCTGAAGCAAATAAATCTGATATTGAATTCAATCTGGCGATCTTATCATTGCCCCGAGTAGGTGTAAACTCTGATACGGGAATCCCCATACGGCGTAATTCAAAGATTAGCGGCATTCCTGAAGCTTTTCCTTCCACGATAAACGCATCGGGTTCCCACTCTTTATACATATTGAATGCTTTATCTTTTAGCTCAGGAAACTCAAGACGGGCTTTAAAGGCATCCAATAAAATGACGTTGGGTTGCATTTCATCTTCGTTGAGGTAAAAGACGCCCCATGTCGTGCAGGCTGAATAGTCCGAACGCTCATTCTTAGTAAAGGCGGTATCCCATGACTGAATGACAAACTCACACCGAGGCGGAGTATCTTCTTCCCAAGACTTCCACCACTCCCGCTTAATCAGCGCTCCTTCTTCGGAGGTCGGTGCCTGTTGGTACTGGGCATTCCACTTACTTACAGGCAATTCCTCCCGCAATACCTCTAGTTCTTTGATGTCCCAAAATTCGGGCCACAAAGATTTACCAGATGGGAGAATCGCCGGAAGTTCGATGATGTCCCACTCATCACCGTCCTTCTCTACTGCCGACTTTAGGATTCGACCTGTTAGATCCTTTTTACTCCAACGGGTCATAATTACAATAATCGCCCCTCCCGGTTGTAAACGCTGGCGAGGTCCTGAGGAGTACCACTCGTAGACTTTGTCGTAGACTTCGGGATTGGTGGATGCGATAGCGGCTTCTTGCTCTGAATGGGGGTCGTCGATAATAAGCAGGTCAGCACCTTTACCAGTAACAGTACCGCCCACACCGATAGCAAAATACTCACCATTAGCATTAGTGCTCCAGCGTCCTGCTGCTTTAGAATCAGAGCGCAAATTAACGTTAGGGAAAATCTTTGCATATTGTTCGCTTCCTACTAGGTTACGTACTTTACGTCCAAAGCCTACCGCCAGCTCCGCTGTATTAGAACATTGGATAATCTTCTTGCTCGGGTCCCGCCCCAAAAACCATGCCGGTAACATATAGGAGCCGAACTCAGACTTCGTATGGCGTGGGGGCATGTTGATAATCAGGCGCTTTAACTTCCCGTTAGCGATGTCTTCGAACTTCTTCGCCATCAGCTTATGGTGGGCGCCGTTGATGAATCCGGGCCACATTTCGTGAACAAAGCTCATAAAGTCTATTTGAGCCTTCTCCCGCTTCATTGAGTTAACGTACACTTCGGCAGCCTCGTAAAAAGCTTCCCGCTCCGTTAACGGCATCTTCTCTACGATCTCTTTAAGGTTCATTCTGCTTTTCTGATCCGTATGTAGGAGGGTCGCACAGAACGTGCCGTGTTGGGTAGTTTCTTACAGTGTCCCAATTCAACCAGTCGGTTAATGATTCGATGGATATTGCCTTTAGACTTATCGCCCGTAATATCCATAATGTTCTGGATAGACGGAGCAAAGCCATACCGTCTCCACCAGGAGTCAATAATCGAATAGATGTATTGTTGCTTTTCTGTCATAGGATGACAAATAGGATAATGTAAGCAACCACTATCGTACCAATCAGATAAAAGACATCTTTTCTCACAGGTGCGATTCCCAGTTAACATCACTAGAACCTGTTTCGCCCGCAACCCAATGAGATTTAACGATACGGTTTTCTAACTCAATATGGGAATGTATCTTATTACATAGGGATAGAACATACTTAATATCCGATGGCGTGAGTTGCCCCATGAGCTGGAGAATCTTCACTACCGCTATATCGTTATCTAAGCGCTGTGGCTTAACAATGCTCTCAATCATTTTTGGCTACCTCAATGGCTTTAAGAGCAAAATTATATAATTGCTCGTTAGTTGGGGATTCAGGCATGTCTGATATTAAATGCATAATCTTGACACCATCAATTGGGTCAACAAGCCCATCAGTTTCGTTTACATAAGTCTCAATCATTTTTCCTTGCCTTTTCAATTGTCCGTTTAGTTACCATTTCTGCTAATGCTCTTTCTGCTTCTTCCTTCTCCAACAACAAATCTCTCTCATCCTCTAGGAAGGCTAGGAGAGATCTAAAGGAATCTATCTTCGACTGCACCCAAGCAATCTCCATAGTGACGTCCTTTAATGTTCTCAAAAAATATACCCCCCTACCCCAGTGAAAATACGCAATTACCGGGGGGTACTTCTGTATAAAAATGTGTTACATATTGCACAAAATTTAAGCACCCTACCCCCTCTTTTTCTATCTCTAACAAGTTATAGATATAAGTCATTGATTTTCCTCAGGATTATTTTCGATTACTTCAGAATTAGTTTCAGAGCTACTTTCAGACTCACTTCCCTTGTCTGGAATACTATGTAATTTAGATGGTGGGACTCCTGTTTCAGAATCGGGCTGGTGGGGGTCGCTGATCTGTGTGTCGGGAATCTCGGAAGGGGTAGGGCTGATCTCGGCAAGCAACTGCATAACATCAGAATCATCAGCATTGATTACCTTAGCATTGTCTCCTATGGATTGCTTTAGCATGGCAATCAGTTCGTCTCTAGCCTTATCCGAGTCCTTGATTACTTTAGTCTCTGATCTATGCACGAAGGCATCTACTCCCGCTATTGTGCCTAGGGCTTTGAGAGCATTTACCCTTACAGAAGGGTTTGAGTCCTCACTAATTGCCTCTTGCGTTAGTCTTTGAACAACTAGAGCCCTTATTTGTCCAGCTGTATACAACTTCTGAAACTCAATCCCCTGTTTTATAGCCTCTGTTATCGCTTGGATATCGTCACGCTTTGCCAATCTATGCCCATTGTTTGCCATTGTCTTCGATGTTCCCTTACTGTTGTATGCCTTTTTATATGCTCCAGCCTTTGTTTCTCCCCTTGCTAATTCCTCACAGAACTTAATCTGCTTAGTAGTCAGCTTGCTTTTCTCTACATTAAGCAATTCATACATGGGTGTTTGATCTAATGCTTCCTTGATCTGTTTCTTCGTTAGTTTCTGCAATCTCATAATCTAGCCAATAATAGGAACATAATCGGAACATTGGTATAACGATATAAGGATAGTATCACAACTACTGTATATATGCACAGGACTGTTTACTTATACAGTGTTATCTCTTATCTCATTCCCTAGTAGAGCAAATGACAAACTATCCAAGACGGGGAATATTGCGGGCTTTTATCTTCCCCCGCAATAGAAACTTTCTCATATTGTGGGAAATTATTTTTCATTTTCTTGACCTAGATCAAGTTTTTGCCCTAAAACCTGTGTAATACTGATTCCGTAGTAAATCAAACCATTAACTTTATAAAGGCTAGATAACATGAAGATGACACAAGAACACTACGCAACAATTCTTAACGGTATTGCTCCACTAGCTTGCAGTATTCCAGCTATGCGGACTATCTTAGCAAAAGACCCAAAAGTAAAAGACTTAGAAAAAAGACTACGCTGGGATTTATCTTACAAGGCTGGATTAAATAGTTTTATTTGCGGGCATTTATATTCATACCTAGACGATAGTCATATAGATACTGCCCTGAAATTAGCAGTAAAAGAGCTAGAGACTAACTGATGAGGCTTTATTAGCCGAAACCCTGTAAAGGGTCTTAGTCAAACCAAACTTACAGAGGATAGACAATGGAAAACAACCAAATAGCATCAATCATTCAACAATCCGGTATAGCCCGTCTTTTTAGGCATGAATCCGGCATCCCAAAAGTAAACGCTCAAGAGAATTTGAGGGGCATCAACCATTTTGCGGATGAATCAACGCTCCGTTTTTTTGGTTCTCGAGTGAGTAGTGCTCACGAAACATCAAGCGGACTTCTGTTTTATATCATTGAATCGTCATATTTAGACTTTAATAAAACCAAGCGGGGTTTCCGGTATGCCATTTTTGATATTTTCGGGGAATCAGTCGCTAGACCACCGCTTGACGAGGCATTTTCTACCAGCGAGAAGGCACGAAAAGCCATGTATCAATTTTTAGATACTTTTAGCGAGTCAGAGCACTATAAAAAGGCATTGACCAGCATAGTTAAGCGGGCAGAGATCAAGGCAGAGGACGCTAGAGAGGCATTATCACAACTCACAGAGGAGTCTTAATATGTTTTATGTATATAAAAACACAACCGAAGATAGCGAGGTAATCGCACAATTTACCGATAGCGATTCTGCCCTGTTATATATGGAGCGTTTAGCCCTTAGCACGAATGACCCAAAAGTGATGGGTTATTCTGTCCGAGATTATGCACTTAAAACACTTGCGGATTATGAATCATGACCAAATACCAAAAAATGCACTATGCCCTTGCGATTGCCTTCGCTAGAGGGATTATTGACGGGGAACAACTCGACCTTTTAATGAAGATATACAGGGAGGGAAAATGAAATCTATTGACTGTATTTATAATTTGGAAATATGCCAAGAACAAGACCGAGAAGAAACAGAGTTAAACACTTGGTATATATACGATCACAAAGAAAACGAAGTTTTTAAAAATGAATGGTTTGATTCTGAAAAAGAGGCGGAAGATGCTTTAAACGCTTATATGATTGAATATGGAATCGGACTATGAAGGAATTTAAGGAAATAATGCTTAATATCCTAGTGGTATTGGCGGGCTTATATGCGATTTATATCGTTTATATGGCAATCATTAAATGGGGGAATGTATGACCGATAGAGAAAAGGTAATTATCACAAGCCTAGAATGGCAGAGGTATGTATTTAACAAAACCACCGACCCAAAACAACGGGAACGGGTCA